TTTTGCATAACCCTTAAAATTTTTATACTCAACTTCTAGGACTCACACACCTTGTAAGATATTTTATATCTAAAGTTAAATGTTTACTGCGTAAACAATATACTTTGTTTACTTCGTATTTGTTTTGTATAAAAGTATCAGTAATAACAGAACTAAGTGAAGTAATTTAAAAAGTAAGAAGATAAAAGTTATATTATTAAGACTTACTCTTGAGCAATTATGGCACCCCTAATAAAAAGGATGCCGTAATTCTTACTCCCTCGCAACAGGAATGGCAATTGGATTTGTTTGTTATGATGTGTGTCTTAACTTGACTTGCAACTTCTGCTATGGGCTCTACTACTCACCCTACCAACAGTTAATTTTAAGGAACACTTGCAGGTGCCAGTGTGTTCCATTACAGAATTGTTACTAAACAAAATATTTCATCGTCTAGTATTTGCAAAGATTTTCAACCATATACGAGTAACAAACAAGAGGCTCAGTGGAGTATTATTTAAGGCATCCTTATAGCGATAAGGGTAGTGTTACTTAGAACGCTAAACAGACTGTAGCGAATTTGAACAGCGGCACACACATCAGATGCTTGAACAGCGGAATTATTATAATCGGCCCGCCAACCTTGTGTCTGTTAAAGTTATTACTTAGTATATATGCCGGCGCCACAAAAAGCAAGTAGTTATAGGCTCAAAACAACGATTCTGGTAAAATAGCCAAAAAGAAAGCCCCGGGGTCTCACGACCTGAGGGCTTCAAGTATATAAGGAATTTCACAATGCGTTGGCAATTCCACTTACCAACTGTTTATTTATCTAAATCTAATTCAGATAATCGCTTTATTTCTTCTTTTATGCGAATTTTCTCCTCTTCTGCGTCGATTTCCTTACGAATTCTGCCTATTGCGTCTGAAATCTCATATCCTGTATATACTGCATACACTTTCTTCATTTCGATGTAAACTAGTTCAAGTCGTTTTGCATCTAACTTTGCAGGTGATTGTTTCGTTGCCATTATAGTTCTCTCTTTTTATATTCTTCTAATAGTAAATCTTTTGGTACTTTATCGCTTTTACCTAATCCTAACTTACGCTTTAACTCTTGGCGAATACTTGCTTTAATCGCCATTATCTCTTTAGTTGATTCTTTATGCTCTTTACCTAGCATACTGCGACCATCATAACTACCATTTGCCCTTCGACTAGCCGCAATATTTTGACCAACTTCAGCGGGACGCTTAACACCTTTATGACGAACACTTCTAGACTTACGACCTTCTGCTGCTCGTTCTTCTCCAATCATCTCTTCGAGTGTTTTACCACGCATTGCATCGCCGATAGTTTTCTTTTGTTCATCTGTTAAGGGATTCTCTTCTCTGAACTTACGATTACTATCTGCACTCTTGGTCCATCCAATAATTTGTAGATCCGATTGATTGGCTTTTTTACCTTCGTACTTTTTCTCTAAAGATTGGATTGATTTTTTTGCTTGCTCAAACGCATCAAGTTCTGCTTGGGTAAACTTTTTCATTCTTTAACTTTTGATTTGTATAACGTACGATGATAATCTAATCTCTTATTCCATTTTTCAATTTGATTAACTACATCAGTCGATTGAATCCTAGGCTTCTTATGATCGTCGAGCATACCATATGGAATGTCATTTTCAATTGCCCAATATTTTGCTTGATCGATATTCATATAATATTGATCCGGATATAATGCAGCCATTTTAAGCCACCATCCATCGATGTTGCGTAATTTAATTGCATTAACTTCACTTGATTGCTTTGACAAATTGTATGCATTTGTTGTTGTTGCACACTTTCCGTACGGAGTAACATAGATTCTTTCATAAGTAGGTAGCCCGGGTCCAGTTTCTATTTTATAAAACAAATGTGGCAATGATTTAATAAAACTTCTTCCACCCGGAGTACCGCAAGTATCCATCCATAATGCTATTGAACTATATTCACCGTGCGGTGTCATAACTGCTTCGGAATATGCTAGAACACCGGCAGCGTGTGCCTCTTGCCAATTCGGATCATTATGTAATTTTGCATTAGCAGCTTTTCGATTAGCGTGATGAATTGGATTACTTGCACTTTTACGATTTGCTTCAGTTAGAATTTCTCGCAAAGTATGTTCTGACCCGGGCTTAATTTTATCCATAGCATCGAGTCGTTGTTTACTCATATGTTCTAGATATTCTGGCTGGTTTTGACGTTCTGTAGTAGTTTCACTAAGATGTTTTGTATACCCGGGAGCCGATACTCTGGCGCGAGCAGCAATACTTTTACGGTCCGATTGATTGGCTTTTTTACCTTCGTACTTCTTTTCTAATGACTGGATAGACTTTTTTGCTTGCTCAAACGCATCAAGTTCTGCTTGGGTAAACTTTTTCTTAGCCATAACAACTCCTTACTTATACTTGGCCCAACGACGTGTATAGTCCGGCCGAGCGGGGTGCTTTTTCATTGTTTTCCAAAGTTTATCTTCAACAAAACGCAAATTAGTTTCTACTGCCGTGGCCCAATGCGAACGTAACCAATATAACATTTCGAATCGTTGTTCTAGAGTAGCACCTTCGCACATACTTGGGTCATTCCAAACTACATCAGCGATCCAACCCCAATATGTATCCGGATCCATAATTAGATCTTCATATTCGACACGACCATAAATTGCGTGACGATTATTAGCCTTGATCCAGGCCTCGCTACCTACAGCACCACTTGCAGCCAATGCATTTTTATCGGGTAATGGTGTATTCATTGTGAATGCAAATTTAACTCGCTTATCAAAGGGAATAATGAATCCAGTACGATTTGGATTAAGCGATTTAAAATATTCAATTGCTTCTTTTTCAAAGTCTTCTGCATTTACAAGTTGAGCACCCAGACTTGTATTATATTCGATACAGTCTTTACTCTTATCCATTGCAATTTTAAACAAGTCTAGAAATTCGCTATTTGGCTTAAACATATCATTCTTATCGTCAGTATAGACAACAAGGAATTGATTATCAAGTAATCGATACTTAGCCGAAGCCATCATTTTAATAAATGCCCAAGGCTTCATTGCTCCATTAATTTTAAGCAAAACAAGATCAGGATGTAGATTGGCAATACGATCAACTGTATGTGTTTTACCTACACCAGGTTGTCCTGCAATATACAAGTTATGGTCTCGGTCTTCGAAGAAATCAGTTACTTTCTCTACGTAGAGATCGCGATAGTTTTTACCTTTAATATGAGCAGCCTGCTCATTGGGCCCAAAAAACTTATTAAAGTTTGCTACTGCTGTTGCTTTTTTAGTTGCCATTTAAAACTCCTGTTTTGTTTGTTTGTGTGTTTATTATAACGCAGTTTGAATTTACTGTCTAATAGGGTGTTGTTATTCTGCGACAACCGGACATTTAGAGAAGTCAAAAAACTCTTGCGCATTATCGTCGGCATCGGTATAGAAGTATTGAGTCTTGCTCAACTTATACCCACGACGCTTTAATGTGCTAAGGGCACATTTAAAATTGTCACCGCTTGGATTTGCTGATTCAAAATCGCCATTTGCATCGTATGCTACCCAAGAATACCATTGAAGACGAATTACTTCGTCAGTGCCATTAGCGAAAGTTTCTTTTTCGGTTACGAATTTAATTGCAGTCATCTTTAACTCCTGTTTGTTTGTGTATGTATGTATTATAGCGCAGAATGAATTTCTCGTCAAATTAAGCGACTTTTTTCATATTAGTAAAATGCCATTCATTATACTTCGTACCATCCCAAGACATAACTTCGTCCAAGTCGTGTGGGTTGTTGGCTAACCAAAGATCAACTGCGGCCTGAGCACGAGCCACCGGTTCAATGGTCATTGTACGATAATGTGCTTTAAGATTGGGAAAATCTCGCTTCTTGTCATCAAAGAAAGTCTTAATCCAATGTTTAGCATACGCATCACTGCTAACAGGCGGAGCAAGAACAGTTTCAACCATTGTCTTACCTGGCCCGTTGTATACGCCGCAATAATCATATGCCCGGATAAATTCTTTTGTATCAGCACAACCGGTTAGTTCTTGTGAAACAATACTGCTAATGTCATTGCTATTATTTTGGAAAACAATCTTGCGTTGACCTTTACGAGCACCTGTTTTATAAACACGATCTTCTGCAACCAATTGTGGCATACAATCTGCGATGGCTTCTAGGAGATCTTTACAATCATTTGGATATTCTTTTTGGATTCCTTTTAGCATTTTTGCTGTGCCATATCTTGCATCTATCAACAAACGACGCATTTGGTCTGCTGTAAAGTAAGTGTAAATATCCATCTTAAACTCCTGTTTGTTTGTGTATGTGTTATTATAGCGCAGTTTGAATTAACTGTCTAATCGGGTGTTGTTATTATGCGACTTCTTGTTCAACCGGTGCTTTTAATTCGATGAGTTCAATAATATCAAACCCGAAGCCTTTTGACTGGCACCATTCGGTTGCCATAATCCAGGCCTGCTCACGATCCTGGGCTTTGAATTGTTTAGTAAGACGACTAGCACGACCATAGTTGCCTTCGATCATACAAGTATAAGTTTGCTTCTTCATTTCTAACTCCTGTTGTGTTGTTTTTACGCGACAGTCTCAACCACTACTAAGATGTCGCCGTGTTTTTCAAAAACACACTTAGCATTGGGCCACGGCCATTGACCGCCTTCTGCCAAACGATCCATCATAAAGCCAGCCATTTCTGTTCCCAATTCTACAATCTCTTCACGAGTGTAAGTAAAGCCCAATTGAGGATAAGATGCCTGATTTTTATAAAACGTCATCTTAGCATCAGCATATACTTCATCAGGTGTATAACCTCCTTCAAATGGTCCCATCAAATTACCAATAAAGTCTTGTGGTCCGAAATAACCTACGAATGTTAAGTGTGTCTCTTGACTAGGTGTTGCTTGGCCCGAAGATAGCATTGTTCCGCTATTAATAGACTTAACGCATCCTTCTACGAATGCAACTTGGGCTGTTTCCAATCCAGTAGTATCATATACAACTTGACCATCTATAATTTTGCCGCGCACGATGAAAGGATTGATTTTTGCAGCGCCATTTGCTTTAAGTGCTGCGATCTCTGATTTACGATTTTTTGCTTGACCCATTTTAACTAACTCCTGTTGTGTTGTTTAAGTGTTTATTATAGCGCAGTTTGAATTAACTGTCATCTACGGTGTTGTTATTCTGCGACTTCGACAACTTCAAAATCAGTTGCTTCGAAACGATCCATATCGATGCCATCGAATAGGCCGTCGATTTCGGACAAATATTCATCTGCATCTGCACCCTCAGGGACTTCGATCCAACGACTAACCACTGCACTAATCATAACTTGTTTCATCTTAAACTCCTGTTGTGTTGTTATTATGCGACAGCTTGCTCTGCTTGCTCAATTACTTGTTCAAGATACTGCCGAAGTTCTTCGAAACGTCGTTCAATCTCCTCCTGGCCTGGATGAACAAAGCCAAGACTGCTGCAAGCAAATAGTTCACTTTTATACAAGTGACTCCACAGTTGTGTTTGACTTTTTTGAGCAAATGTTTTAATAGCCATTTTGTAATCTCCTATTATGGACCAAACTGCGAAGTGCTTTTTGCTGTCCATATGAGTATTATACAACAGGTTGAATTTACTGTCTAATTTGGGGAGTTTAAATGTCGCAGAATAGCAACATAAGAGGTGGCACTTTATCTGTTGCTTGCGCTACAACAGAAAGGCAGTACCCGCCTGGCACTCATTTTTTATTTTCGTCCAAATATTCTAAAATGTCTTTGTAATCATCCATTGTTGCAACGTCTTCTTCTTGACATATATCCACTAACTTTTCAGCAATGAAATGTATATCGGCATCCTGCTTAATATCTTCTTTGGCCAATTCTAGTAAACGAATGAATAAAGGTACGCCAATTACAACTGCATCATCAAATTTGATATCTGCGGTTTCTACGGTTTCTGCTTTTTTTGGTTTAGATTTAAGGTATGCCATAATGTGTCTTTCAAAAATATTTATTTCGGATAATCTAATGCAATTAGTGCTTTAGTTACCAAACGAATTATATAATCTCAAAGATTGTTCGCGATGTACTTGATACAATTGGAACAATATCTTCATTAAGATCCCCTTTAAAGGAGAACGCATAACTTAATATAATATCGGGGTGTAGTAATATCATTCCGGCAATAGCAGGTATATCGCGCATTGTAGTGGACCAAGTTTCCATCACATCGTCCATTTTAAGTTTGCGCCCTGAACTATTATTTTGCACGTATATGTAAAAGTCATCGCTAACTTTAGATCTGAAGCAGTAACAGTTTATCATTTGATTGCCTTATTGTTACAGTACTTACTATGGTGCAAATAACATATGATACAACTGATGTACTATAAGGGCACTTCATCTGCTCATTGGCTGGAGTAGATCAGGCAGTACCCGCCTGTTTGACGCCTTTACGTAGCGACAACGTTCCTAAGGTAGTTAGGTTATCTCGTCTCAGTCTCTTCGGCTGCTGCTTTTACCGCTGCAACCTTTTCGGCACCTCTAGTCCAGGCTGCTGCGCCTAGTATTGCACCAAAACTTATATGCAACATTCCGCCGTCCTTAGTAGTTTGCGCTATCCACGCTAAGTGCCAAAATGCTTGCCACATAATAGGAAAGAACACAAAGTCAGCCAAACATATAAATCCATATGTTAAGGCCAGCAAAGGTCGCCAGTTGTTTCTAATATAACTCACGGAACTATCCTTAAATGTTTTTGATGTATAAAGGCAATCTTGTATATCAGACTCTTTGTAGTCGTGCACATATCAGCAATTTCCTGTATGCTTTTGCCCTCATTTAGGAGGTCTTTGATCTGATTTTCGTCTAAAACAGCCTTAGAAATGTCTTTCTTGCTAGGCCTAGTATATTGACCGTGTTCTGCTTTAAAACCTTCTAATTCAATCTTCTTTATTTGAGCACGTTCAGCACTACTACGAAATGCTGCCCAAGTTGCAATGGTTGCAGGCTCGGCATAGCGATTAACTCGCCAAGCGTGCTGATGAAGTTTTTTAGAACTACGTAATGCCATTATCCATAAGTTATTACCTAGATAGTATGCCAACTCATCATAATCTTTGTGCCAATTAGGCTTACTACCTCGTTGTAACAATGCATTCTCAATCGATGAATCTTTCATTAATACACTGGGATCAATAGTATACTTTTGATCGCCCTGCACGGTTTCCCAAGTAGGACGATCTGATCTGGTATTAACTTTATCTTTTCGTTTGCTCATACTGTACTTATCTTTTAACTTATTGTGTTATTTCCCGCAAAGTCTTTCCATAATGTACCATTAAAATATACTGGAGTATTTGCATATGTGCCATCAGTAACAATACAAGTATCGCCCTTAACACTAGTGCGAGCATTCAACTGCGCAACTGTTTGTTCATATAACTTTGATGGAGCATCTACTGTAAGTCTATTTCTGTCTACAACAAATACCTTTTGAATATCAGTAACAAAATTATCATTGGACATCTCTACAACGAACTGATGTTTCTTTTTAAGAGCATTAGTAGGATCAGTCTTGTCGTATACATAATGCGCAGCAAATCGACCGAATGTTAATGTGCCAGTATTATTAGCATTGCTTGTAGTTGTATTACTATCCATAACAGAGAATCCAAATGCGGCACCGTCGCCGGAGCCAATTGGCATATCACCGATAACAGGTGTACCTAATACAAGTCCTGTGCCATTACCGCCCGACAATGTAACAGTTGGTGCACTTGTATATCCATACCCTCTATTGAAAATTACAATTGCCTGTACACTTGCCGAGAATGCCGCAGTTGCAGTTGCCTGTGTTCCACCACTTGGGGGTGCAGATATTTCAATAGTAGGAGTTGCAGAATAACCAAATCCCCAAGTTGTAATAGTAATTGCAGTCACTACCCCGCCTACAATAGTTGCAGTTGCTTCGGTTTGCGGATATACTGAACCAACACCTGCTCCGCCGCCTCGGAATATAACTGTTGGTGCTGTAACATATCCTGATCCACCAGTAAACGAATTAATTTGAATACGAGAACAACCTGCTGTTGCCCTAACACCCCACGCTAATTGTGGTAATGAAACAGTAAGTGTCGGAGTAGTACTATAACCAGATCCACCACTAGTGATCGGAATACTCAACACATTACCGCCCGGACGATATTGTCGTGCAGTCAGACTATTTGTTGCATTCTGACTATTCATATAATAAATGCTTGCCTGTAATGGACTAGTACCAGTAGTAAAGTCGGCACCATATGCAGCACTACGAGGAGCAATACTATTTGTTCTACGAATACCCATACCACTGTTGCTAAGTGTCTGAATAGCAGGAGTCCACGCACCTGTAGTTTGATCGTAATACAAGATACTACCGAATGTAGGAGCAGTACTAGTTACACCTGCATATACGACAGCCGTAGATTGTGCAAAGACAACGTGATCCTTATTTGGAGTAACATAAGCAATCCAATAGTAATAAGTGCCGGCAGCACCAGGCATATCAATATACTGTGTTGCTTTAATCTTAGCAAGGTCGGTGTCCACTGCCGGCGGAGTTGAGGTTGTTGTACGATAGATATGATAGGTATCTGCAAGTGCTTCGTATGAATCAATGCCGGCTAACTGTCCCCAATCTAATCGAATACCATCTAATTGAATAGTTGGGGTTATTGAATCTGGTGTTGATTTGAAAAATAAAGTTGACATTGTTTATCCTTAATATGTTATTGTTTTTGTAAGAGCAGCACTCTTATATCCCAATCCATTCACTGCAACAATATTAACAGTATCAGTAGTACCTGTATTAGTAATAGGAGTAGAAAATACAACAATATTTGATGTAGTTGTTTTAAACACTGGATTATTACCTGTTACAGTAATTTCATAACTAGTAATGTTCGCATCGGGCGATTTAGTCCAAGTTACCTGACGACCTGATGTTAATGTAGTTACTACTGCTACAGTTGGAGCAGTCACTGCACTAGTTAAGTTAGCATTAGGTTGTGCACCTGCGCCACCGGTATATGTTGATTGCTTGGCAAAGTCAGGACTAACAATAACAGTTCCATTTGTATAAACATCGGCATTATACTCTACGCATACTAGACGTACATCGCCTGCAGGCTGTAATGTCATATTCATAACACGAAACTTCTTTGCAACCCATCCTGGTACTGGATGAGTAATACTAATTACATCGCCTACTTCAACTGTCATAGCAGTTTGTACGGCATTAAATGTAACTGTGGTCTGGTACCTAGATTGATTCATTATGATACGACCGATATATGCTGCTCGATTATAGTTACAAGTTAACGGTAAAGTTAATTCACGCTCATACACTTGTGCGTTATCCTTAGCCAAGTAAGTAGCATCCTTAACTAGGAAAATGTTACCTTGATAATCATTCTCTGGTTCGAAATATGTTAGTTTAACTTGGTTAAAGCGATTAGTCTTTGTACCTAATAATATATCCCAAGAGCCTGTAATAGTACTTTCATCAAATACGAAATTACTAACTATGTCTGGCTTATTACAATGAACTTTATATTTGCCGCCGGACTGAATCATAAACGCATTCATACTGGTTAAAATATCTTTAACATTATCAATGATTGTTTTACTTGTATCAATATGACCATCAGCAACATAACGCTTTTGTGTAATAGGATTATTATCCTTATCCAACATATTAACCAGTTCATTACAATATGTCTTAGTTGAGAAGAAACTTGTTAAATCAATCATAGCAGGATCTAATCCTTTGCCATAACGAGTATTAGTCAAGTAATCATACAATACCCAAGCAGGGTTATCATAATCAGTACTAGCCCAACCTGCTGTGATGTGTGCCGCTGGAACCTTACGTCCAATCACATCAACTGATACTGTAGGTAATCCATTATAAACACTCTGCTCGAATGTTAGATTAGCATATAGCAAAGCAACTCCTGATACTTTATGATTATTAGTCCATTTAGTTGCACCAACATTATCTTGCATTTTTTGGATTACTGCTTGACCATCTGTACCTGTACGCATACGAAATTCTGCCTTGTTGGCATATTTTGATTCATACTTAAAGCCATAGTAAGTACCTGCTCCGTCATCTGCTATTAATTCTTTAGTTTTATCAAATGTTGCGGCTAATTCGTTGTTGAAGTAGATCTTTGTGAATGTAGTAATCTCACCTTCGCAGATTGCATAAAGCAAGTGCAAATTCTTATTACTATTAGTAGTGTCAATAAAGATACGAGTTCCGCCTACTCGACGTAGTCCGTAAACAACGGGAATACTATTAACCGATCCTGTCGAATTTAATGTAAGTGATGCAGCATTACCGCCCCCGGCACCATCTGCTTTGTTAAATCCAAATAAACTTGATGCGATGGAATTAATTCCTAAGGCTATGACGCCACCTACAAGTGATGCGGCTAATCCTGTTAAGCCCAGGAATCCGGCTCCGGCTAACATTGTACCAAAATACGATGCTGCGATTGCTATTGCTGGTGGCATAATTATTCTCCTAAACGATATGCGACAGCATTATCGGGTATATTAATATCATATGCAGCAACACCATATTTTGGACTGCTGCTCCAAAGCATACCCCCGAAACAAATGTGACCACATACAAAATTCTTTTCTTGAACAAGGACGACATCCCCATTCTGCAATCCGCCATCTAGGCTTATTACATTAAATCCTAAAGATAACAAGTAACGATGAGGATCAACACGCATTTGAAAACGTCGTGCTGCTAATCCTGAATAATACTTGTCTCTTATCAACTGATTCCATCCATTAGTACCTAGTATTGCATCAATGCAACGGGCAACCAATGCATTACAGTCAGTATAACTATAACGAAACTGCTGTCCTTTTAAGACAGCAATCGTAGACGATAATTGTAACTCTTGGGTAAAGTTCATTAGCCGCCCCATTTTAAATTAGGGGTATCAACTGCTGCATACTGAAAGCCTAAATCTGTAGGGAAATAAGATTGTTGTAAATCAATACTAGTAAAACGACCATTACGACGATTAAAATCTGTCCATTGACTTGCTGCCTTACATCCAACTGTTACGCTGGTACCGGTATCTTGAACCATAGGGCTATCAATGCGACCATCAAACAACATTAATGGATCACCGATAACTGCCCAATTCTCATCAAAGTATACGCGATAAATCTTAACAGGTTTATCAATGTAATCATCTGCTAGCCATTGTCCCACGGTTAAAGGATCAATACCTGAAAGAGTAATAGTGACAGTAGCAATTGCCAAGTCACTAGTTTCCTCAACATCAGTAAATCCCATAAAGTCACCTAGGGGTAGATAACTTTTTGCGCCCACTAAAACAGTAAATGCAGCATTGGTGAAGTAAAATGTAGTAGTACCTAAAGTAAGTTCTACTAGATCAGCGCATCTCTGCGCCGACCTTGCCATTGCTGCTAACTGCGCAGGGTTTGTAATATTTCTATTTGCCATACGCTTATTTACCCTTACGCCCAACCAGTGCAGATGAAAGAGACCTTTAAGGAATAGTAATTAGCAGTGCTAATATTGTATTCAGTAGTATCGCTATTCAAACTAACTGCAATTGTATCAGGCTTCATATGTGCTCCGGTATAAGCCCAAATAGCCTTACGAGTTGGATGGGTAATACGCACTTTACTTTCGCCCCAACTGTTGCTTGGACTATCGTGTAATGCAACTGCTAATCCACCATTAGGGAAACCTTCTGTATCAAGTATCTTAATGAACTGACCTGCAATAATTGCAACATCTTGATTTGCTTGTAAACCTTCGAATGCTAATACAGTTGAACCTGCAGGTAATAAGCCTGTTGTTTCACCTGGATCAACATCGTTAAACAAGTTGCACCAACTATTAACTTGATTCTCATCAGCAGTAATAATACCGATTGGTAATTCGCAAACGTTCCATTGTCCCTGCATACCTTCAATTGCAGCGCGGAATAAATTAAAATCTTCCTTCTTCATTGGAGGATATGTAAGTTCAATGTTATAACGAATGCTTCCATTAGTACGGGTGTAACGTTGTTGGTTTTGACTTGTTGTAACACGAGTTGGTTGTTCTACGCGAATAGTAGCACTATTAGGCAATACGTGAGTTGGCCAAAACTTACCACCAGGCACGTAACTAGGAGTAGTCCACGCATCGTGTGTATTAAACAAACCAGCCTCAATGTCCACAACAGATCCTGCAGGAGCACCCACATCAGGCTCAGTACCAAATATAATTGCTACTTCGGCATTGATAGTAAACTTACCGGGATCAGCAGGATCGAAACTAATATCCCCGATACTGTACACATCGCCGGAATGTTTAGTGTATGTGAAGCCGGGATAATCACCCCAACCTGTAACAATACCATCACGGGCCGCAAATTGAATTGCCTTAGGAGCAAATTCGTATCCGCCTATACCACTATTCAATGTGCTATTATAACGACGGAACCAACGAGTACCTTTTAAGTACTTGTTTAGACTTGCAACTTTCCACGGATATGCTTCGTTAGCACTAGGTTGAGTATTACCTGACATAGTGTAAGAGAATGCTGTTGGATCATATGTTGCACCTGTAGTTAAGCCTGCGTTAGTATACAATTCATAGTAACTACCTGATGCATCTGTTGACAAGTACTTGACATACAAGGTTGTATTTTCAAAGTTACGGCTTAGGCCTCCTGTCATATAAACACTATCGCCTGTATTGTAGTGCCATATGGAATTAGTTTTAACAACGCAAGGAGTTGCTGAGTTGAAACTTAGTACCTTATGACCTCCATCAAATGCTTGGGATACAAAGTCTAGTTTAGGAATAGTACCGGCAAATGCCAATGCTTTCAGATCAACTAAGATAGTCATATCTATATCTGTGTAAAAGTCTAAGCGATGGCGACCGATATCCACATCATCGTTACTTGAGGCTTCAATGCGTTCCTTAACATAGTAACTATTGCCGTTAATGTAAGGGATGTGAGAACCTGCAAATGCCAATCGTAATCCATCACGGAATGTAAACGTTGCATTCTCAGTTACTTTAGGGTAGTATAAGTTGCTGTATACTTTGCTTGAGAAAGGATATATGTATACGGTATTATCTACTGCATTTTCAACAACAGAAGTATCAATTAGTGTTGTTAAGCCTGCATCGGAATACAATTCAACTAAGGTAACAGGAGTCTTACCTGTATATGTAAATGTACGAATTACCTTAACGTAATGGGTTCCATTAATTGCTGATTTGTAAGCCGCGGAGAATGTATAGCGTTGACCGGATTGGATAGTTGCAAATGTATCTACAATAGGAACATACCGTAAAGTTCTGTGGGCAAGGTTACTAATAGTTGTAATTAATGTACCCGCGGTTGCTACTATGGTATCAGGAATTGCAGCAATGCCTACAGGAATAGTACGATCTAAGTCTAAGAATGACTCAACATCGTATGTCATACTTGCATTAGATTCAGTGTGACTTTCAATTAGTAATGTTGCCTTGTTGTAGTAAGGATAGCCATTTACTTCTGTGTGGGCTGTACTGTTGTAAATTGCACCTGTACGACTTGCATAACCTGTACCCGGAGTAATACCATCAAGGAACTTTGCCGATCCAGATGTGGTAACACTAACCCACGGACCTGCGTTAGTACTTGCACTCTTTGCAATTACTCGGAACTTTAATCCGTTTAGGCTTGAGTAACTAGTAACATAGTAACGGTTGTATGTTGCGGATTGAATTGCGTTATATGATGCAATGGTAAAATTAGTAGTTAAACTTCTATTGCTGTAAAAACGAATAATATAAACGTAACCAGTTTGACCATTACCTAAGTTGTAAGTGTATGGGCTCCAATCTACTCGGGTAAAGCAATCGTAAGTAGGGTAAGGACTAGTTTGCGTAAATGCTCGTATACGTTGTGCCGAGGCCCATTTGTTTGCAGTGTGGTCCACAGTAGTTGGATCTGTACCTGTTGGCGCGCTCATATAGAATACCCTGTAACTTCCAACAGGATCAGTAATCGCGTGTGTTGCCCTGAAACTTGCGCCTGTTGCATCAACTGCTACACTTCCTGTAGATGTTGTTATAGTGAATGTATTGTATGCGTTTAGGCTCAAGTACTCAGGATAATCACCATTAGATGCAATGGTTGTGTTACCGTAAGTATCCAAGCCAACGTTGGCAATAGTAAATGGCACAGTTAAGGCAGCATCAGTATAAATCTCTCCTGCATTAGTACCAATTGCCTTAATATAATATGTTGTTGTAGTTGATAAGCCTAGGTCATTAGTACCAAATGTAACTTCGCGTCCGTTGAAGTAAGATACATCGGCTGCACTAGATAACTTTAAAGGGTTACTTGCTAGAATACCATTCCAAGTAATTGTAATAGCATCAGCAGATGCAACTGCGCCTGACTTGTTGAAAGTCATATCTGCTAGGCGAGCAGGGACAGTTAGCGCATCGTCTAGGAATAAGTCTATTGTATTGTTGTCAACTACCTTAACGTGATATACTGTTGACCCAAAGTTAATAAAGTTACTTGATGTAAACACCATAGGCATAGCAGGTACCGCATCGTGTACACCGGCAATTAAATTGTGAGGAGCATCAGTAGTAATACGAAGTTGACGGCTGTTTGCATCTGCGGCAGGGGCAGTATCGGCAACATCGGCAACACTAACATTAACTGTAAATGAACCCGCACCTGAGATACTTGTTAAGTCATATTCAGGAGCATAGTCTGTTACATCCAAAGGAATAGTTAAGTCTGCATCTAGATACAATTGCAATAGGGTCGGATAACCGTCAAATGTCTTAACATAGTAGTTGTTGCCGTTAAGGAATGCATAGTATGTAAAGCCGCTTGCTGCCATTAAAGCACCGTTAACAACCCCGTGGGCAGTTGATGTGTTAATGCGGAAACTAGGAGTGTGGGTACCATTACTATTTAATACTGCTGTAGCAGTTACTAATGATACATTTAATCCTGCATAATGCTTAGTAACATAGCCATCAGGTGCAGTTAGCCAAGCATTGGCATCTACAGGGCTAGTCAAAGCCTGATCGTTGTAAAGTTCAACTGTGTTGTTATCAATCTTCTTAACATAGAAGTTTTGATTGTTTAAATTAGTTTGTAAACCTGCATTGTCGGATACTACGTTCTGGAATTCAAAACGTTGACTTGAATAAATGCCGTGGGGCGTATTAGTAGTCAAGGTTAAAGGATTCATTGCCTCAATTGCCGAGAATGTAAATGTATGCTTAGTCAAGTTACAAGTAATTAAAGGTACTGCATTGTACGCCTTACGACTTGGGTTGATGCTATTGCTGCTAAAATCATCATCATATAAAGTCGTGTTGAACTTACTGATAGCACGTAGAATACCACCTGCTCCAGTTAGGGCTTTACCTGCGAAGGCAATCTCCGCAGTAATGTCGGTAAAGCGACTTGTAATCTCGGCATACTTAGCAGGATCAACGTAATCTGTTGCTTCATTTTGAGGAGCAGCAGGATAGGTACCATATGTAAATGCGGTATCATAAGCATTTGACGCATTAGATGATGGATTTGAATTGGCTACTGGCATAATTTAATTTTCCTTTGTTGTATTTAAGCGAAACCATTTTTCGCGTTTCTGTTAAACGCCTGTTGGACAACGCCCGTGATTACTGCTCTGTTCTGTACTAAGAACTCAACGCCTGACTTAGTGTCAATTGCATTTAGGCTTAGGTTAACTACGATAGGAGCATCTCCGCCACCTAACTTGCTTTGTGGGATAACTGTTGCTGGACCTGTAATAAGTTCTGCACCTGCTTCACCGGCAATACCAAAGTGACCAGCAGGAATAGTTCCACCGTCTGCAAACATACCTGAGAAGAATTGTGTGATTGAATCCATAAAACCGCCGCCACCGCCTCCTGCGCCGGGCATCATAGGACCAACGAAACTATTGCTACCTGGAGTAAACTGACTTCCACCTTTGAATAAGCCGGATATCATACCAGCAATACCACCTGCTCCGCCTCCGCCTGTCATCATACCTGTTAAACTATCAACAATTGGATTAACAAACTGCTTTTTAACAATAGCCGCTGCAATATCATTAAGGATGGTGTTAAAGAAGTCCTTAAATGAACTTAATAAACCTTTGCCTGTCATAATTGCTTCGGTTAAGTTTTGCGTCAATGCATCGCCTGCCTTTTTAGTGCTATCATATGCAACGTTGGCAATTTCTTGATAAACAGGAATACTATCGCGTAGGATCTTTGCCTTACGATCTTCTTCAATCATTGTCTTGCGGGCTTCAACTTGTAATGCCTTTTCTAGAGTTATAATTGTTCCTAGTTCTGTTTTGTATTGCTTGTAGATTGATAACTTCTCGGCCATAGTACCCGCGGCTAACAATGCTGCACCTGCTGCTTCGGTCATTGCTTCAGTATGGGCAATTTCCTTTTGTGTGTTGGCTGTAATTTGTGTAGTCAATTCACGTTGAGTTAACAAACGTTCATTAACACCACCAAGTGCATCAACATACTCATTCATTGTAATAGTACCTGCTGCGTAACCTTCATTTAGCAAACGAAGTGTAATGCTTTGGCCTTCTAGTTCTTGACGGGTTGTTTGTAGATTTTGTACAAATTTGCCTTGTTGGTATTGCATATCTGCAAGACGCATAGCACCTTCACGTACTGTATTTGCACCGACTAGTAATTCACCATAGAACTTAGCAGTCATTAAGCCTAGATTATCTAGACGCATTGACATCTTATCGCTTGCCTGTTCTGCTGCTAATAATTCATTAGAGAACATAGCCATCTGACCTTTAGTATTCTGCAAATTAATTGCTTCGACACGTAATGATTCTGTGGATTTATCTAATGCTAGTCTAAAGTCTCGGCCGATTAAGGCAATAGGCTTTTCAAGTATAATACCAAATTTCTCAGCACGACTAGCGGCTTCATCAAATAATAAGTTTAGAATGTTAGAATCTTTAATTCCTTTCATTGCACTTTGTAATGTTGATAATTCACCTTTAATTTTGGCAAAGTTCTCTAGCATATCGCGTAGGAATGGATTAGATTCTTTACCGGGTTTGCCGCCTGTGATATCTGTTACTGATGCTCCACCTTGATTGCCTCGACCTGCACCTGCTGTACTAGGAGCAACACCTGCAGGTAATGCCGATGCCGATGTTGTAGCAATGCCTGCACTAATGCCTAACCATTCTTTTGCTAACTTAATTAAGCCTGTAAACTTATCTGATACCCAATCTAGAATATCAAAGCCAGTGAATGCCTTAACAACTAAATTGATTGATTCAACTACTGCAACTGCTACGCCTACCCAACCTGCAAAGCGTAGTAAGCCTACTAGCAATCCACGGAAGGCAAACATTATACTTGCAATTACAGGATAAGTAGAATCAAGTAATCCTAGTGCTCGTCCCCAATTATTAATAAATTGTGTAATGCCTGCTACTATTGCAGTAAACCCACCAGTTAATAGGCCACGAAAATAAGCCATACCAGAGCCAGCGGCTAACATTGCTTTACCAATTAAATTAACTTTATCTGATATAAAAACTGCTAATGGTCCGAATATTTTAAAGTAACCGATAACTCCGCCTAGGATAATCATTATAGAATTAAAGTTATCACCTAGAAAGTTAATAGCCGCTGCAAGATAGTTTGCTGCCTTAGTAATACTTCCGCTACTAATAAAGAATTCATTTACCTTACTAATTAATGTACTCAGGCTATCGGCTAGGTTACTTGAACCAATACCTTTTTCAACTGTACCGCGTAACTTGCTAATTTGTGTATCTAAACTCTTGCTTTTTGCAAGTGCAGCATCGGCAAAACTTGCATTGGTATTGCTTAATTTAATAATCTCATTAACAACTTGTCCTGTACTAGATACAATTGCCTGTGTTTGTCCTTGATACTTAACAACAAACTTACCTGCACGATTCTCTACTTCGATACCAAAGTCATCTAGTTTACCAAATTCTCCACGGAATGCTTTACCGATAATATCAGCAGTACGTCCTAATTCATTACCTGAGGCACCTGCTAAGTTTTTAAGACTTGCAATAGTACTTGTACTAGCATCTAGGCCTGCTAGTTTAAGTTGAGCATATGCTTCAACCATTGTGGCTACTCCACCTGCTGTACCTGAACTTGCGGCTGCTAAACTTGAAAGTAATGCCTTTGTATCTGTACCTGCTGCACTTACTGCTTTTAGTCTTACTTCTAAGTCTTGATATGCAGATGCACTTTCGATTACTCTAGCGACACTTAGCCCACCGATCAATGCAGCAAATGTTGATGTTAACTTAGAGGCTGTTGAGTTTAGACCCGCTAGGCTCCGCTCAATATTGCCAAATGCACTTTTGGTACTGTCTGTTGCGGTAACCGTAATATTATGTGTTGTCATAATAGTTCCTTAACAAAAAAAGCGGCATCTAGCCGCTTTATTCTTTTTGTGCATCATTGATAAACTTAAAGTAGACTTGCCACCCTGCTATCTCAACAATACTCATCTTGTTGACGACTTCTTCGACAGTCATTCCTAGTTCAACGGCAATCTTGAATAGGAACAAAGTCTCGAAGTCGTCTTTTAGTTTCCCAGTGCTTCCTGAACGCTAGCGGCGCGCTCCGGGTCATTCATTTCTGTGATGATCTTCATAATCACATTAGGGTCAACTTCTCTCATTAATTCTGTTTTATCTGCCTTATTAAACAATGGCTTACCGTCAATATCTAGAGCACGCATAATCATTGATTCAACTAGGGCTTCGACTTGTTTGCCTTGTCCTGTTAATTCAACGATGCGGCTTTCTTGTTGAAAGGTTGTTGCTGGTTTAAAATACACTTTTAAATCCCATTCTGGCACCTCGATTGGGCCTTGTAGGCCTTGGGCTAGTATTGATTTAAAGTGACCTTTTGCTTTTGCAATTGCTGACATAATATATTTCCTTGTAACGTGGGGGCGTTCTTCGCATTGTATTTAGTATAACAAGAAATCACAAAAGTGCAATTTGAAGTTATTGGGATTTTGGTGCAAACTTACGTTCGATGATAGCAATAACACGGGCAATCCATCCTGGACTTGGTTGTTGATTACTCCAGCCATTATCTAATCTATCAATATAGGGTGCATCGTTAACTAATACAGGCTTTGTATCGCCTACCTTATATGTTAATGCACGCCATTGTCTGCTGGCAAAGCCTGTTTTCTTAGGTGTTGCTGCTTTCAATGCACTTATTGTTTCATTAACTTGATGATTAAATGCTGTACTTGCTTCATTTTTAACCTGCTGTACTGTTGATTTTGGGTTACTTGACATATACTTCCTTATAAGAAAAGGACCCGAAGGTCCTTTTATTCTATAACTAAATTATAGATTATGCGCGGACTAGAGAACCAGTACCTTGGAAGGTAATAGATGCTTCAACTAAACCGTTGTAAGTTGCTTTGGTGTTGATACCAGTAACAACAATACTACCAGCGATTGAACTAGTACCTGTTGTACCTTCTGGATACACAGTGATATCTAGACTGTCGCCTACTTGAACCATAGCCTGACCTGCGTCAGTTGGTTCCCATAGAATGTCTAGTGAACCAGACCAGTCTTTCAATGCTGTGCAATACACTTTGTAATTGTCACCCATTGCTGTGGCTTCTAATTGATCCACTTTTTCGTCGATAGTCCAACCACGAACGTGTCCGACCGCTGTTAGCGTACCGGAACCTTCTTTGATCTTTACGACTCCATCTTTTCCTAAATTGCAAGACATAATATTTTCCTTTTAAATTTATCTCTGATAACAATAACTTACTTCAACTGTAATAGTTGAACGGCCATAGGGTTCAGATCCTTGTGGCTCTATAACAATCCCAGTCAGAACAACTTCATCGGCTGCTCCACCAAGTTTACGATCCTCTACTAATACCGCTTCGATGGCAGTAAAGAGTGCATTGCGCTTACTATCCATATATGGGTTTTGAGTCCATACTTGAATCTTAAATTCAATCTTACTCATTACTGTATCGTGAACACCACTGCTGGCAATAACTTCTCTAGTTTCATTTGTTGACTCTATTAAAGCAACTGGAAACTGAGTAGCAGCCAAGTTTTGTATTTGCACTGTATCGCGTGTTGCGAATCCTAGCAAATCAACTGTTTTTATCTTGGCATATACTGCCTGTGCAATTTGTTCTCTCATTATCGGTACAATCTATTAGTTAAGATAGGGAATTCTTCTGCAGGTGATACATTGCCATCACCGTTTAAATCATACTTGACACCACCAGCAAGTTGTAGATCCAATTCTTCAACGTAACGTTCTTTGAAGAACGCTGCGGCTACTTGAAATGCATCACCTTCCGGACGGAAGTTACTTAGTTTTGGCAATATGTATGCGCTTAGTGCACGGTATACTACAGAGGCTGTCCATTGGCTTGGAGTTAATAGATTTTCATTAAAGATAGGTTGAACAACCATACCTCTAGTGCGTAGCGAACCAAACTCGATGAAGAACCATTTAGTCTTTACAGCCAATACTACATCAGCCTGCGCTAATGCAATTTCGTCTGTCCAATCACTTACCCCGAATTCTAAGGCTTGTTCATAGAACTTTGTTAAATCTGAATTTGTTGCGTAAATCATTATATTTTCCTAAATGGGGAACAGTACTCTGCTCCCCTTTAATCTAATCAGTTAATATTAGATTTCGCCGTCGGCAGTCAACTTAACACCGAAGCCTGCTTGTAGGATAGCCTGACCAGTTACGGCAGTTACCATCAAGTCAGTTGCTCTGTTAGCGGCTTGACGTGTAGTTTCATAGGTTAATGTACCGCGCATAGCAGTGGCCAAACCACGTGGAGAGAATACAGCACCAACTGTATCACCTGAAGCGTCAACACCTAGTAATGCAGATTCAAGGATAGTAACACCGGCGATTTGACCAACGTAGTAACTATCTAAAGCACGGTTACCAACGTTTGTGTTAGCAGTATATGCAGTAGTGGCAGTTAAAGCAGCCTTCAAAGCGTAAGCCTGTGCTGGAGAAACTACACAGTAGAATGGACCAGTTAGTTTACGACCACGTAGGATAGCAGCAGCCTTAAGGATGTGATCCTTAGTCAATTCTGCACCAGCGCCTGGGCCTGCTTCGCCAGTAAAGCCAGCGAACAATGCGAATGCATCAGCATCCATCTTTTCAGCAATAGCCATACCGGACTGTTGACCCAATGATGCTGCAACGTTGCTATAAGCACTGTCACGCAACATATCAGTGATCTGGTGATAAACACCAATTTCACCTAGTGTCAATTCGATGCTAGATGTGTTGGTATTAGCAGCAGTTGCAGCAGTACCTTCTGTTAAGCCACTAGCAGAGATACTAGCCCATACTGGAACTTGTAATACTTTACCAGCGTTGGTAGGTGCGTCGAACACTGTTGCAATGTTACGGATAACACTGTTCTCAAATGCGCTCATTTGCGCTTCCATAACCAAGTTAGCGAATAATTCGCTGTTTAATGAAGATGTATTAGACATTTCTTATTTCCTATAAATTTACTTTGCTGATTTCATCTTACGATATAATTCCCTGTGTTCAGGTTTGCGCATATCTAGAGAAGCAATATCAACATTTCCTATGCCTGCCTCTTGGCCTGCATTACGTGCACCTGAGCCTGCGGTATTCGCTTGCACAAAGTATGGATTCTCTTTCAAGAATTCATCAACTAGGTCACTAATGCCTAAGGCTTTTGCTTTATCAGCACTAAACCTTGTTTGGCCATTAGAGTCCAAGACTTCTACTTGCCCATCTTGCGCCAACTTTAGTTGATTGCGTAATAGGGCTGCTACTTTATCTGGAGCAACTGCTTTACGATTACTCGCTTCGGCAATTAAGGCTCCATCAATTTTGATAGTCTCTAGTTCTTTTTGCAATGCGGATATCTTTAGATCCGATGCTGACTTAACTTGTCCTAGAACTTTATCGAACTCTTGCCTTTTAAGAGATGCTTCAGTATCCTGTGCTTCTTTTAAAGACTTTAAGTCTTGATATTCGTTAACATCAATTCCTTGATATTTCTTTTCTAGTTGGCTTAGTCGTTTTGTAACAATTGCATTAACTTCATCCTGGGAGAAAGTCTTGCCATTGTCGGCCGAGGTTTGTGTTGTTGCAGTAGTTGCTTGAGTAGGATTCTCGTTACCTGCTGGCGCTGCACTTATGTTTTCAGTCATAATATCTGTTTTTTACCTAATTATTTTGAGTAGGGTAGTCCCACTGTTCTTTATTTATACGATTACTCATCATCGTCTTCGTCTTCGTTGCTTCGGGCTAAAAGACGTAAAATTAGTAAGACGGCATAGCGTCGAATCGACTCTTGCCCTCTTACTGTGATTATCATTATGATTCGCCTGTTAAACTAGGATCTAGAGCGTTAATAGCATCAACGCTGGCCTGGGTATCTTCTTGTTCTTCAACGACATCTAATGCCATATCTGTATCTTCTATTAGCACTTGCTCTACTACTATATCTGCAGGAGTTGCACCACGTAATGACATTTCATACTGTAGTTCTAAGTCAGCACATACGCTTTCGACATCATCATCTTCGGTTAAGGTCAAGTTAACAATAGCCATCTTAGCATTCAATTGATATAATGCATTATCAACCATACTCATACCATCTTTAAGCATTGTTAATTCACGTTGACTATCGCGAATAGAGAAACTATCCTCATATTCAACTTCGAAGTCATCAGGTACATCTAGGTCATTCCAGTTGAACCATAGTTCCCAAATCTTATATTCAATCTTCTCTAGGTTTGCTGCTTTATCTGCTAGGCGTGTGTTAAGCAATAGGAATTCTGCTTCTAGTGCAACACCTGACTGATGTGTTTGTGTACCACGCACTGAACTTAGATTACTCATCTTGTCAATACATTCCACGTGATACTTAATAGCATTTAGGATACTATCCACTGTAGCCGCTGTTGGTTGTAGTAAGTATGGCTTTAAGGCGCCATCCATATTCTCTGGCAAGTTAATAACTGCACCAGCACCTGCACTTGCTTCTACTTCCATAGTTTTAACTAGGCTAGGGTGGCTGCTAATACGAATGTTCTGCTCTAGTTCCGAACATAAGTTGTAAATCATACGTTGTTGATCGGCCACGTCCACACAATCACTGATACCTAGTCCAGGGCTAACTTTACGTTTATTGTAAGCACAGATAATAGGCACGCATCCCATCGGGTTAACATATTCATAAGCCGCAAGTATGGCTTCGTAATCAAATATAATGTCATCTTGTACTGGTTGATTGTTGATGCCGTTACCTGAGTTAACAAAGCGAGGACGGCTTGCACGTTTAACGTGATATTCTTGGATTAATTCTGGAGTCCATACACGGATAACATCGTGTGTATCTAAACTTGCTTCGCGAATCTTAACGTATGTTAGTTCATAACGACCATTAATTGCACGTTCAAAGCACCAGTCTAGAACTTGCAATGGAGTATACAATGTAGCATAAGGGCGAATGCCTAGTGCCTGTTCTTCTGCTAGGGTTGCTGCTTGATAACTAGGGCGGTCAACTGCAATCCAAGCACTACCATAAATGCTTAATGTATCGTTAACAGTACGCATAAAGTCGTCCATATCGGAACCATCCATATCGCAGTCTTCGATAAACTCTTCAACGCCGTAGATTTCATCGGCAATGCCTAGGGTACGACGAGGTTCATCTTTAAAGATGTAACTACGGTAGATGCTAACAACGTTTTCCACGTGGTTATCTAACGCTGTACTCATAAGCCTTTGGGCATATTGATTACCTGGAGCAACATCTTCTCCCAAGTACTTGCGAAGATATCCTGCTTCGCGATATTGATTACCGCCTGCGTAACTACGGCTCAAGTAATCCCACGTGCGGGCTTGAGCAGAATACGTACTGTTAGTGGCTTTTAATTGGTCTAATGACAACATATTTTTTCCTTAGGACTAATGTATATTTAGTTTAATTTGGATTACGTTAGTACGCACCCCAGGCGCCTTGTGGTCTCTGCGGCGTTATAATCTTCTTAATTGGGAATAGGTACTCAATACCATATCCAACTGCGTCTGTTGAGTGATCCCATCCGCTATCCTTATCAGGCAAAGTGGTACCTTCCTTGAATTGATGCTTGCGGAAACTTTCAATAGTACGCTTACAACGACTATCTATCAGTACCTTAGGTGCACCGCTAGCAGGACTGAATGCGCTATTAACTGCATTAATACGGTCCTTAACACCTGGGTGACTTCTGTGATACTTAACAGTCCATCCGGCATTCTCGAGAATCTTAATGTCAGTCATTCCGTTAGCACTTGTGCGACGTTGCGTACCGGCACTATCTGGATATACTGTTACCCTGCGTTCACCATATCTATTACGTACTTCATCGATAAGTTCATTAGTGTTGCTGTTATAGATAATAACTTCGTCAATAATGTGCACACCCCACGTGGTTTGTACGGCCACAACTGCTGACATTGGACTCACGTTCTGGTCACAGAACACTAAGATTTGTCCTGGAACTTCTTTTTCCTTATAATCAACAATGTTTGCATCTGTAAAGCCATAATATATAATACCCGCGTAAGTTTCAAATGTAGCCTCGTATTCCTGGCGATAAGTTCTAATATCTAGATCTCGCTTGGCATCCTCTAATTCTTGTAAGGATACATTGCCGCCATCTGCTGTTGTATAGTTGTGGCTACTCCAATTAGGTAATGTCTTACCTTGTTGAAACAAATCGTATAAATGATTTCCGCGACCCTTAGGCGTACCAATAAACATCGCGTGACCTTCTTTATCGGATAGGGCAGGACGAATTACTTCACTCCATACGCGATAGTCTTGGTCAGCAAACTCGTCGAATACTGCAAAGTTTAAGCCTACACCTCGCATACTGTCGAAGTTATCTGCACTACGTAAGCCGATTAGACTACCGTTAACTAAGGTAATGCTAAGATCCGATTCGTTAGCACGTTCGATCCAATTTAAACTACCTAGTTTAGCCTTTAAAGGTTCCCAGATAATCTGTTTAGCCTGACGGTATGATGGCGCGATATAGAATACTTTTTGATCAGGTAGCCGGGCAAAGCGGGCAAGTTCTCTAGTTGCTAGGTACGTTTTTCCGAAACGTCTTCCCGCTACAACAACGCGCCATCGACTCTCATCACGACAGATAATACTTTGCGGTTTACTTAACATTAATGCTTGATTCCAAAGTAAGTAGCACCTGCTGCAATAATTGCAGTCCAGAATGGCCATAAGACTTTAAGAATGCCTCTACCTTGGTTAGATTCTGCTTCTATTAACTTGATTCGAATGTCAATTGCTTCCACGCGAGCAATCATAGTGGCACGTTCCTTTTCTAGTACGACTAATTTTTCCTCAGCACGTGCGATAGCAACAATAGCATCAGTGAGCCTATCTAGTTTTTCCTCAATACGATCTAATCGTTTGTCTTCTTGGTCAATTGCCATTTTATATCACCTTAGTCTATATCAGGCAAGTCATTTGCCCACGGTAGCACTGTCTTGTTAATAATCTCTGTAGTCTCTCGTTGACCCAATCTAGTCTTACCTAGGTGAACTAACATCTTAATGTCTCCGCCCATTGCAACATCGTATTGTCTGCGACGCAGCATATAGTTACCGCGTGACTTGCCTTGCTCTATGATATCACCGTAACGATTAATCAATGTTTGGCGACTCTTACATACACCTAATATCGACATCATTTCCTCTACAGTTAGACCAATCTCAGCCATAATGCCTAATTGTCTAATCTGTTCTTCAGTAAGAATTAAGCGTCCGGAGCCTGCATCGCCATTGGCTGCTGCTTGAGTTTCATCACCTACTTCAACCTGCGTAGTACTTATCTCTGGTAAGTCCTGCCCATATTGGGCCCTCATCTCGTCGCCTGTTACCGCTGGCTCTGCGTTATCATTATGTAAGGCCATAATTATCCTTTAAATTGGGTTAAACAATTGTCTCCACACTACCCACTGTTCATCAGTAAGTAATATCTCGAACGTTTGAGGAGGATTTATAGGTCCTACTCTAGTGATTAATATTCTATGATTGATTGTACCCAAGTTACTACTGCTAGTCACGTCGACTTGATACTCTGTAATCTTGTTAGACGGAGCAGGTATCGGTAGTACTATTGGGCCACTCATAATTAATCTATTGCTTTAATTCCTAATGCTGCTCGTGCTGCATCTATGCTGTTATACCAATCCCATCCGTCAATGGGTAATACTAGATTAGGGTCGTCTCTTAAAATTGTATATGTTGGTGCATAAACAAAGTTAGGAGCCGCTAATAACTCTCCGTTATCTAGTTTATAAAATGCTGCTGTATCTTCTATCATATTGTTTCCTTATTAACCCGTAACAACCCATCCCTTAGCAGTAGCAATTGCAGGGTTATCGGTTGTGGTGCCATAGTTACCTGTTACAGTGATAGTCTTACCTGCACCTGTTGCACTTAGGTTAGTGTAAATTGTATTCAATTCTGTACCTGAGAACCTACAGTTAGCATAGGTATGATTGTTGTTAGTGCCAACCAGTCCGCCTTTACTTAACGAGCCGCAACTAGTAAACGGAGTACCGATAGTTGTTGCTGCTGATGCATTTAAACTGCCGGCATCGATTAAACTAGTACAGTTGGCGAATATTGAACTCATAGTTGTTACATTATTAGTATAAAAGTTAGGTACCTTAGTCATAGTGTAGCAGGTACCGAATGTACCGGATAAGTTAATTAATGCGCTTGTTGTGGTAATTACAGGAGCGATCTCCATAGCATAGCAACTAGCGAACATACTGGACATATTAGTACACGCTGATAAGTTTAATGGAACCACGTTGCGTAATGCATAACAGTTAGAGAACATCGAAGAGGCAGTTATAACTCCGGATAAATCAAAGTTTGGCATATCCACTAGTGCAGCACAACCGGTAAACATATTATCTGTAATAGTCATCTTAACACTACCGGTAATAGTTAATTTAGGATCTGTAAGTCGACCGCAGTTCTGAAATGCCTGCAATGCTGTAGTAAAGCCTGTACTTGGTGCCCAACTTATTGCTGGATTATTAATTAATGCAAAGCAACCGTTAAACATACCTGTAATACTTACACCGGTACCTAGGACAAATGGAGGTATAGTGTCGATTTGGTTACAGCCTGAGAATAAACTTGCTCCGTTGGCAGTGATAGTTGCTGGATAAATTACCTGACGTAATTCTTTCATACCTTGAAAGCAACTTACGCCAAGCACGCCTAATGATGCACTAGTACCGCAACTCTTAATTTCTACACGTTCGCATATTAGTGCACTTCCATATAAGATAGAGTTAGCACCGTTAATTATAATGTTTGTTAAACTTGGACCACTAACAATAATATCTAGGTACGGGTTAATGAATGTTAATGTTGCTGGTTGACTTGGATGCTTTGCAGTACCGCAACCGATAAAACCGGTAAAGTTCTGCCCTGCCTGCGGAGTTACAGTAATGATAGCCTGACGATAACCGCGTATAGTTGCTGTTGCTGAACTAATGTTAGCGTAGACATATGTATGGCTTGCAGTTGTGGATGCTGCAAAGTTCTCTGGCGCTGATCCATCACCCCAATCTACTGTATATGCGCCTGCTACTGTGAATGTAATCCAGTTAGGTTCAATATCATATACTGCTACTAACATAGCAATCTTCTGCTCAGTTGCTGCGATTGTGGGCATTGCTAGCCAGTCTGTTGGGCGCACATATGCGGCTGGGCCACCTGATGTAATTGCTGTAATCTTAGCAGCATAATTGGCAAAGGGTATAGAGCCAACAGTTTGTCCTTTACCTTCGATAGCAGTCTTAATTGCTGTCTTAGTTGAGGCGATACTTGTTAATTGTGTTGCTATTGACATATATTATCCTATAATCGCGGCTAATGCTGCACTAATGTTGCCCAGAGTAGTATTCAAATAACTTGCACTCCAGGTCTTGTTTAAGGCTGTACTTGTATCGTCGATTGCAGTTGATCCGTCTGCTCCAGTAGGTCCTGCAGGGCCAGTTAATCCAGTAGGTCCAGTTGCGCCTGTTACGCCTTGCGGGCCAGTTGCACCCATTGGGCCTTGTACACCTTGTGAGCCTGTTAAGCCAGTAGGTCCAGTTAATCCAGTGTCGCCTTTAATGCCTTGTGGGCCTTGTATGCCAGCATCGCCACGTGGTCCTTGAATACCTTGTGGTCCTGTTAAGCCAGTAGGTCCAGTTAATCCAGTGTCGCCTTTAATGCCTTGTGGGCCTGTTGGGCCAGTAAGGCCTGCAGGACCCGTTGGGCCTAGAACTGTACTTGCTGCACCTGTCGGACCCTGAACACCTTGTGAGCCAGTAGGGCCAGTTGCACCAGTGGGCCCAGTATCGCCTGTATCTCCTTTGATACCTTGAATGCCCTGCGCACCTGCTAAGCCGGTATCGCCTTTAATGCCTTGTGCTCCGGCGGGCCCTGCTAAGCCAGTGTCGCCTTTAATACCTTGTGCGCCGGTAGCACCTGTTGCTCCTATAGGACCTGCAGGGCCAGTTGCGCCTGGAATGCCCTGTGGACCTTGTGGGCCAGCATCTTTTGTAAAGTTAAGAATGACGTCTGTATCAGTGGCAACTAATTCAATACGATCAATATCAACTGGTTCTGTTAGTGTAAAGCGTGGATTAGACATTATCGTACCTCTCTGCTTAGGGTAACAATACCTTCGACTAGGCGCTTCTTGATGCCATTAACTGTATAATGCCAGTCATAAAACAATTTCTCGCCCTGTAGTCTAGCAGTTTGTTCGGCAGTTAACTTAACTACGACTTGGCCAGTTGTGCCGCCTTCGAGTTTAGTCCAAGAGAATGCTTCTACCTTGCCATCGCCTAAACGTGACTGCACACCTCCGGATAATCCCCAAAGGCCGATATCTTGGGCAACGTCATTAACTTTAATGGTCATTGTGCGCGACCATTCGTCGCCTTGTTCTATATAGATGTTATTTTGTGCAGCACTCACGGCATTTTCCTTTAAAATAAGTTTGCGATAAATCTGATGGTTAAGTTAATAACATAGCCTACCTGAATTATCAAGGTCATTGATAGTACTGCGTTAATTAAATCAAGCATTCTATCTAACTTTTGTTCGTTTAGTCGTTGTCTTTGTGTATCTAGCATAATGTTTCCTTATAAGTTATTATTTATATCAGGGTGATTTTGCTAATCGTACGAAGACCCGGCTTCAATATTTACCGTTTTTTGTAAATATACGAGCCGGGTAGTTTGGGGGAACTTAACGGTTAGAAGCCCGGATAATGTTTTATATCTACCGGGCTTCGCTTTTACCTACCTGTACTTCAGTATGGGTAGTTATACTAATGTTCTGCAGAGCAATAAGTATTCTGCTTCTGATAGAAACATATCTGTCTTAATCCACTCCATTTCAGGCATCCAACGTGCTAATGTAACGTGAATATAGTGTTCAGTACGCTTTACCTCTATGCCTAGTTTATATTGATCATTATCTGTTATTAATGTCATTTTGTTCTCCTAATGCTCGGCATAGTGTTGCAAATTCTTCATTTGTTAGGTCCATATGCTTATAAACCCATTCAGTGTCGAGTCCTGGCCTTGTTGCCCACGTAATCATTGTATGTCCTTCGCCTTCTGAAGTAACTACTGCAATATGATTATTGGGTCTGTTAACTATTATTGTCATTAAATATATCCTGTCCTAATTCTGCTAATAATCTCAGTTCATCTGACACTATTTTAAACCACAATATTAACTCAATTGTAGTAGGTGTATAACTAACTGCCATACCCGATCCTGCTATTTCATTGCTAGTTTCTAATTGCTGAAACTTTACACCTAGATGTGTTTTGTATGCTTCTTTAATTAAGTTAGCGGGCATAATGATTCTACTTGGATCTCCTGCCAGTACCTTTCTATTAAGGATACTGACTTCAAGACCCCAAGTATCGGGATCAAATCCCTTTTTCACTTGTTTTCCAATCTAATGGGCGACCTGATTGATAATCATCCAGTAAGCCAATATGACTATGATCTAAACAACGTGCATTATGACAAGTACTTACTACTTCTATTCCCACAAGCATATCGTTCATATTAACCTGTGTCATAAGTCTGCGTCCGTTATTCATTCTGGGTTTGCCATTGATATTACAGCCAACTAAGGGAAACTTAGAGGGGTGAATAGGACCTGTAAATGTTTGTTTGCAACCTTTATCATTAAACTCTATTCTATTAACGAATCTGCTTAGGTTAAACACTATCTTGCCATTGTCATATGTTAAGTTAGGTACATCAAATAAGTCTCGTTTAGGGCGTTTATATCTAATTAATGTTTCGTCGATATCGGGGAATACTTCTAGTATACGGGTGTAATCAGGATGGTTTTTCATTTTTTTACCTCAAAAAAGTCGGGAAGTGGTCTATAATATTTGTCTGCAATATCTGTGAACTCAATTATAGGAGTGTTAAACACAATGGATATTTGCTCGCTCATTTTCTCTGTGCCAAGACATTGATATGGGCTTAGGTCTTTGCCTGTGGGTCTTGATACTTTTTCCAACATACCTTCAAGCCATTGCTTAATGCTTTGATGGAATCTAGGTACGTAAGCGCCTTGCTTACGAATGTTGCCATCACTGCGTTTAGGTAAGTTTTCATTTGCACTGGTATACCAATGTTTAATGTCTTCTGCTTCAATGCCATCAAATCCGCCTCGGCTGGCTAACTCAAGTAACATTGAATAGTAAATGAGTAGTTCTTGTAGTGCTTCAATATTGCGAATCTCTCTTAAAACAGAATTAGTGTTTAATCCTGCTCTTGGTTTATAATATAATACTTGCTTCATAATGTTCCTTTATACATATATTATATTTATGTATAAGCCAAAAAGCAAGCGACTTATGGGGTGATTTCTGCATATTTTAGTCAAAAGAAAACCCAATTAAACTGGCGGGTCTAATTGGGTATCCAGTGTTAGCG